GACCTGACCTTTCTGGGTCCACCCAACCTCTTGACCTTAGCGGTTGATGGTGGGGGCTGAAGCGTCTTGATGTCAGAGCCAACCGCATAAACGACCTGTACAGCTTTGACGCCTTGGTACCGATACAGCCCAACGCAAGCGAAGCGGGTTCCTTTTGGGGTCATCGCGTCGAAGCGGTTCTTGACTCGCTCGAACGCTGGCTTAGTCATTAGGACTTGATCAGGTTGGGCTAGGCTCATAGTACGAGCCGCGATGTTTTTAGATAGACCCTCTACTTCTACAGGCTTGGCCCCAACTAAAACTAAAAGCTCATGTTGATGAACCTCAACGACACAGCCATAGTGAATTCCAATTCTTGCCTTAATGCGGGTCTTCTGTGGAATTGTTTGTTGGTAGTAAAGCGAGAAGTTGAGCGCGTCAAACACTCGATCAAACGTAAAGAGGAAACCATCTGACCTGTCGATCTCTCGGCCGCTGAAGCGATAGAGGAGGGAGCGCGCCAGCCGGTCGTGGTACTGGAACCATCGCGCTGCACGTTGAGCGCCAGCGACCTCAACAAAGCCAGTTGAGTTGACCAAGTCTAAAAGCACAATTGTGAGCGACCGCTCTTTATATTGCTCTGACTCGTTCAACATACTCCACGCTCACTTGATGTTGCTCTAAATAACTCACGCCGCTTAAGTTTGGTTCCGACTCGGAAGCAAAAACAAAGACCCTCTTGATTCCAGCGTGATGGACGATCTTAGCACAACTCAAACAAGGCGCTCTTGTAACTGCAAGCCAAGCACCTCGAGTGGGCGCGCCTCGCCTCGCCGCGTTGACGATGGCGTTGGCCTCTGCGTGATGGCAGCCCGTTTCAGTCATCGAGCCAGAGATTATCTCTAAGAGGTTACGCCTACAGTGATCCTCGCCGCAGAGCTCGCCGCCTCCTCTGGGAGGGCCATTATAACCATCAGCAACCACCACCCAGCTAAAGGGCTCGAAGATCACAGCCCCTACTTGACCGCGTGGACACGTTGACATCTGGCCTAAGAGTTCAGCCTGCTGAAGCCTCAAGAGAATGTGTTTATTCATTGGTGAGCGCCGACATGCTGACCGGGTAACGTTCGAGGAGTTGCACCCGGATAGCTTCAGCCGCTAGGCGTGTCTCTAGTTGAGCATGTGGCGAAGTCCTTAGCTTGGTGAACTTCACCCAGTTGTGGAGATTGCCGGTCATCCAGAAGGAGGTGTAGGTAGCCACCGGCAAAACTGAGCGAGCAGTTTCACGAGCTACGCCGCGCTTGATCAATTCGTTGTAGATGGCCAGCGCTGTGGAGGCTGCACCCTCGATGAGCTTCTGACAATAGACCGACTCTTGAACCTCGAGGTTAGAGGAACACTGGAGATTATCTACAGCCTGTTGCTTGATGCTGATGGGTTGATAAACGCTAATGTCCTTGGAGGTGTAGCGGCGGCTGACCTCATTGAAGCTGAACGTTCTATGCCTCATGATCTGGCGAGCGACAAAGAGCGGCACCGTCAATTCAAAGCTCGCAGTGACGTGCTCAAAGGGTGAGGTGTGACCATTGGTGGCTAAGTACTTGATCAGCTTCTCATCCTTCTCGCTCACGTCCTCAGAGCGCCCTTGGTGGAGGTGAGCGAAGCTGACCCGCGCCGCGTGAGCTGGCGTTGCATCTTCTCCCATCGAGTCAATGAGGATCACCTCACCAATATCATCATCATAGATTTTCATTAAAAGCTCCTTCTTGCTTTAGCACCTCCAACCCTGACCTTCCGTGATCGTGGTGAGGCTCTGGGTTGATACTTGCGCCGGTCAACTGTGGAATCATCAGCCCATCGCCACATGATGCAGTCATACCTGAGCGCGTCAAGTGGGTCTTCGCGTCCATCCTTTTTTGGTTGCTCCTTGGTTCGCTCCCACTGATAAGAGAGCAGCGCCTTCCTGATTGAGTTGCCGGGTACTCTCTCGCCAGCGTCCCAGACTTCACGAGTGATGAGATACTGACGCCGCGTGAATGCTCGCTTGAGCTTCTGCACCCCGTTGAGGATATCCGTCCTGATTGGATCAGTGGTTGACCTCAGCGGTAGCCCTAAACCTTTGGGGGGAGCTGCTCGCATTGCTCGAAATGCTGAAGCGCCGGTTTGGTCGTTGCGAGCTTTGCCGGCTTTGTCAGCGCAACCCTCATCAAGCCATATGCGAGGAGCTGGCGCCTGATCCTGAATCGAGCGAGGCCAAGCAATAGCGAGGATGAGCAAGGCGAGCTGCTCAATGGTGACCTCATTGGGGTTCAGCTCAGCGCAGATGACGTCAGCGTTTAGCCGCTCATCATGAGCGAGGATGAGCACTGATGGTTTTCGAAATCCCCAGTCAATAGCAATCCTCGCGCTCATCTCTGGCGAGTATGACCAATCATCAATCACCATCGTCTCAGCGTCAAACTCAGAGTAAACCAAGCCGCTTGGAGGTCGTGGCTTGTTCATCACCATAGCCTCACGCTCTTCTTTAGGGAGCAACTCAGTGGCCTCAAACCACTCGTCAGAGAGATGGGCCTTGTTGACGTATGACGTGAAGAGCAAAGGGGAGAGGCCGGCAGTCTCAGCCATAGCACACCACCAAGCGTCAGCCACAGGAAGGCCAACAAGGATCATGATGGGCGATGGACCTGAGCGCAGACGACCAAGCGCTTTATGAGCTACCTCAGCGGTGAGCGTCTGACACTCATCAATGAGGCAGCACCCAGAGGTGATGTTAAGACCCTCGAGTGGGTTATGAGTTGCGTCCCTTGTGCCGGGCCTGAAGTAAGAGCGACACCAAACCGTTGACCCTGTCGTTGGGTCTAGCCACTGCCTCAGAGAGTGGTTATAGGTCCAGCCCAATGGCGACAACCATTTTTCCATCTCAGGCATCAGCACAGAGTTGTATCTGGGGTTGGTGTCGGTCACCAGTAAGCTGGAGCTCCCGGCGCGCCACTTGGAAATAAAGAGGATGCTGAATACTAGCGCTGAAGTCTTGCCAGCTCCCCAACCACATCGAGCCGCGATGATTCTATCTTGTCTTCTGATCCTCGCGATAAGATCCTGTTGAAGAGGGTTGAGGCTTAGCTCTCTTGGTTCTCCCATAGCTTAAGCCCTTCTGAGGTGACGCGCCATACTGTGGTTGACTTGCGCCCATCTTTATCAGTGGTGTGTTTGTGGACGGTTGCCCCGACTTCAGCGTTGATGATGTCCACTGTGGAGCGCTGCCAACCATGATCTTGACTCTCCTCAGCTACCTTGACCCAGTCACCCTCAATCTCATAGGTCGCGCTGAAGAGGTGGTGCAGCATTGACCACTCACGCATTAAGCAAATCTGAACCATCACTTTGCCCCCTTGCTGATCATCACCTCGAGCTCATCCAGTCGCTTTTTGTAAATGTCGTGAAGCTCAGCGGCGAGCTCAGCGGCGAGCTCAGCGCCACCTTTATCAGCCCGAAGCTTTAACAGCCTCACAAGGTTGCGATCTTGAAACGCCCATCGAGCGAGAACAGGAGCCGCGTTAATCTTGGTGGTGTCATACGTCTTCATCATCATCACTCTCCTGCTCAAGTTGTTTGGTTCTCTGGTCAGTCTGGAGGATCATAGCCGCGACCATAGCAGCGCCTCCATCATTCACTTGGTTGTGATTGAGCTCGATCTCTTGGCGCGCCCCCCAACGTTGAGGCCATCGCCGCTCAAGAATCCAAGCGTATGCTCTCCAGTCACCCATCTTATCTTCAGCGGCTGTCTTGAGCTGATGAAGCAATATGGGCTCAGCGAAGTTCATCGCGTGGTCGCTCAGCTCCTCCCACTCGGGGTCATTCTTGCGCCAGCGATAAAAGGTTGTCTTACTCACACCGGCTAAAGCGCAAGCCGCTTCAATCGTCAGGCCATCTCTGAGGTTGCTGAGTAGCTCCTCTTTCTTTTCAGGCTTGATCGTCATCTTGATTCATGTGCGCTTGCGCGTGCGCGTGCGCGTGCGCGTGCGCGTTGCGAGTAACATTTTCATTATATAGAGCTTCCTCAGCATTGAGGACCTCTCTGATTCTCTCGAGCAGCTCAAC